GTAGCAGGAGCTTTTACTAGATTTGGAGAGGCAGGAGCTAGTGCTGCGTTTCTCTTTGGTAAAAATCCTAATACCATGAGAAATCTAGCTGCGGTGGTAAATACTAAATCAGCTTTAGCAGCAATTTTAGATACGAGTAATAATTTAACTATTCAACAGCAAATTCAACTATTACAACAAGGAAAAATATCAAGTTTTGCAGAGTTTCAAGCAAAGGTGAATGAAACAATAATTCAACAAAATTTTAAAAGAGCAATACAAGAAGCTGAACAAATAAAAAATACAGATAGATTAAGAAAAATATTTGCAGATGTAGCTAGACTTGGTTATTTTATTACAACATTAGGTGGGTTTGATTTAAAAGAAATGTTTCCTGACCTATTTATATCAGCAGCAGATAAAGCAGCCGAGCGTGTAGCGAATATTAGAAGGGAACTTGAAAACTTTAAAACTGATTTACCTGTTTTGCAGGATCTAATGAAAGAATTTAGTCTTGAGATGGAAGCAATGAGTTACAGTATTCCTGGTGCATTAGATCAAGTCTCATCAGAACTTAGAAAATTACAGAGTGTAGGTTATGCAGTTACAACTGTAGCTGACACAGTAGGAAGTTCTTTTGAGGAATCATTTAAAGGAATAGTAAAAGGATCAATGACAGCAGGAGAAGCATTAAAGAATCTATTTGACAAAACAGCAGATGCATTTTTAGATATGGCTGCCAAAATAATTGCGAAACAAATACAAATGCAACTTTTAAATATTGGATTGAGTTTCTTTGGAGGAAATACACCAGTAAACAAAAATCAAGATGTTTTTAAAGGTTTCAATAAAGGACCAGCAGGTGGAGTTGCAGTTGAAGATTTTATGGCAAAAGGTGGGTCTGTAAAAGGTGGTAGTAGTTATATTGTTGGAGAAAGTGGGCCAGAATTATTTACTCCTGGCGTATCTGGAACGATTACACCAAACCATGCTCTTGGTGGATCTACAAATGTAGTTGTTAACGTAGATGCTTCTGGTTCTAATGTGGAAGGCGATCAACCAAGTGCTAATGAATTTGGTGAACAGATTGCAGCAGCAGTTCAAGCTGTAATAATTAATGAAAAAAGAGTTGGAGGTTTATTAGGCTAATGTCTAACCCTTTTGATAATTTAAAACCTAAATATAATTACACCGTTTCAAGGCAACCAACTATTAATGTTGTAAGTTTTGGTGATGGTTTTGAACAGCGTTTAACAAACGGATTGAATCAAAATCCTATAACTTTAAATTTAAAATTTGATCTATCACAAACAGATTCTACAAGTGCTATTACTTTTCTTAATGACAGGATTTCAGATGGTGCGTCATTTTCTTTCCTCGTTCCAAATGAAAACGTGACAAAAAAATTTGTTTGTTTGTCTTACAATACTGCTATAACTTTTTTAAATAGAGTTACATTAACCTGTTCTTTTAGAGAAGTATTTGAACCTTAATGGCAATTCCTTTTTCTGAATTAAATAAAATAAATCCAAGTTCTATTATTGAGCTATTTGAACTTGAACTTACTGTTGGTTTACATATTCCTAAAGATAATCCTAATAACTTAGATACTGTATTTAGATTTCATGCTGGTGCAAATTTAAATAACTTTGGACCAATTAGATTTAACGGTAATGATTATCAAAGAGTAGCTGTACAAATAGAAGGATTTGAAGATACAGGTAAGGGTACAATTCCAAGACCTACTCTTACTTTTAGTAATTTAGGCGGTATTACAAAAGATGGCACAGTAATGACTATGAGTGATTTTTTAGCAATAGTAAATTCAACAACTCCAGGTAATGATTTATTAGACGCAAAAGTTACAAGATTGATGCCGTTAGCTTCTGCTTTAGATAATGATAATTTTGTAGGTGATAATCCTTTTGGTACGCCTAGTACAGATAGATTACAGGATAGAATTTATTATATTGATAGAAAAGCTGCTGAAACTAGACAGGTTGTACAATTTGAATTAGTAAGTGTTTTAGATATGCAAAACAAAAGAATACCTGCAAGAATAGTTACAAGAGAGGTATTTCCTGCTGCTGGTACATTTGTCTAATGACTTGTAAAGTATGGGCTACAGAGGCATATAAACACGCTACAGAGTGTTATCCAGAGGAATGTTGTGGTCTTGTTTTAGATATAGAAGGTAAGCATACATATTGGAAATGTAGAAATATATCAAAAAGTTATAAGGAAGAATCATTTGTTATAGATCCTATAGATTGGGCAGATGGTGAAGATCAGGGAGAGGTTTTAGGTATTGTTCATAGTCATCCCGATGGATTGTTTGAATTTAGTCATACTGATAAAATTAGTTGTAAGTATAATGATTTGCCTTTTTATCTTGTAGATCCAAAGACAGAATCTATTATTAAACTAGATCCATCAGAGGTAGATGATTAAATTAACTATTTATGGTCGATTAAGAAAATTTATAGGTAACTCTTCTTTTGAAATAGATGTAGCAAGTCCTAGACAGGCTTTTAGTTTTTTAATACATAATTTTCAAGGGGTGGCAGATCATATTAAAGAGCAAGAATATTGTGTAATGGCAGGTAAAGTAAGAATTACAGAGGACTTATTAGATTTACAAACAGAAAGCGATATAAAAATAATACCTGTGGTTCATGGAGAAATAAGACTAAGCGATATTTTTAAAGTTGGTATAGGTATAGCTGCTGTTGCTCTTGGGGGAGGAGCAACCGTATTAGGTTTAACTGCAGGTGTAAAAGTTCAAGGACTTTTTACAGCAATAGGTGGATCTTTAATTTTAGATGGAGTCGGAAATATGTTATTTCCACCACCTACACCACCTTCATTTGGAGATGAACAAGATCCTAGTTTTATTTTTACAGGGACAGCAAATATTAGTAAACAAGGTGTACCAATTAATATTGTATATGGCGAAATGTTAATAGGAACTAACACCGTAAGTGCAAATGTAGATACTTTACAAGTAGTTGATGATGATGAGGATAATTAAATGTTAAAAGGCGAAATTATTAATAGTAGTTCGATTGTAAGCGGTGGTAAGGCTTTTCTACAAAATACCAAACTACCAAAAGATGCTTTAAAATCAGTAGATTTTATTACTGTTGTAGATATTTTAAGTGAGGGTGAAATAGAACTTAGTGCTACTGCACATAAAGAAAATATTACTGATAAAACATCTGAAGCATATAAAAATGCTTTTTTAAAAGATATATTTTTAAATAACCAACCTGTATTAGCTGCAGATGCCGATGTAAATAATCCAACAACAGCAGATAAAAATTACGAAACTGTTAAAGTACAATTTCGAGAAGGAACTGCAAACCAAACTAAATTACCAGGAGCAGAAATAACTCCATCTATTGAAAGGACTGATGGTGATGTTGGAAAAGTAGTTGCTTTTCCAGAAGGTGGTTCTGTAACAACAAGGTCTGTTCAAATAAATAGAACAAATATAGATGTTATAAAAGTTAGGGTTAAATTTAATCAATTTTTTAGAATAAATAGTAATGGAAGCAGAAAATCAACACAAGTAAGAGTACAAATTTTTGTAAATCCAAGTAATGGACCTCAACAGATGGTAGTAAATAACCTTGTAAAAGGTAAAAGCACATCATCTTACAGTCGTGATTATGGAATAAGACTTAAAAATTTAACAGGATACAATACAACACCTGTAGGGCAAACTGGAGCGTTTTTTCCAATTATAGTTACTTTAAGTAGAGCTAATGATGAAGGTAATACTAGAACTAATAATCAAATGGTATTAGCAGGTGTTACTGAAATTATTGAAGAAGATCATACATATCCTCATGTTGCTCATACTTCATTACGTTTTAGTGCAGAGGAGTTTCCATCTTTACCATCAAGAATATTTAGAGTAAGAGGAAAAAAAGTAAAAATACCAGCAGAAGGGAATGTCGTAACTGCTGAATATACACAAACAGGAACTATTATTACTGTTCTAAAAACCAATCATGGTTTATTAGAAAACAATTCAATAATATTTGATGCCACGAGTGGGGCAGGGGTTGATGGAACTTTTATTATCAATTCAGTAGCAAGTGATGGTGATAGTTTTACTTTTATAAATGAGAGTTCAGATCAAACTGTAAATACAAGTAATTGTACATATAAGCCAAATCCTTATGTCGATAGAGCCAATGGAAGAATTGTCTATCCTAATAATTATGTATTTAGTGGATCTTTAAAAGCAACTAAAGAATGGACAAGCGATCCAGCGTGGATTTTATATGATTTATTAGTTACAAATTCCGAAAGAGAACCTAAGGACCAATATGGCTGTAATTTGCCAGAATCTTCGATAAATAAATTTGTTTTTCAAAAAGCAAGTGAATATTGTGCCGAATTAGTAAATGACGGACAAAGTGGTGAAGAACCTAGATTTTCATTAAATGTAAATATAAGAACTCAAACTGAAGCTTTAAAACTTATAAATGATATTTGTTCTGTGATGAGAGCAATGCCTTTTTACTCAGAAGGCACAATAAAAATATCACAAGATGCTCCAAAAGATTTTGCTAATCCAAGCAAAATAGAGTTTGATTATGTTTTTAATAATGCAAATGTTGTTGATGGTAATTTTGTTTATAGTGGGAGTTCTTTAAAAACAAGATTTACAACCATAAATGTCAGTTATTTTGATTTAGAAAGTCAACAACTTGATTATGAAACTGTTCAAGATAATGCAGCGATAGAAAAATATGGACATCAAGTAAAAACTATTAGGACATTTGGTACGACCTCAAGAGGTCAGGCAGCAAGAGTTGGTAAATGGTTTTTAAATACACAACAAACTGCTACTGAGACTTGTACTTTTGAAACTAATATTGCTGCTGGTGCTGTTGTTCAAATAGGTAGCATTATTGGTATTGCAGATAGAGTTAAAGGTAGTTCAGTCGTTCAAGGTACAAATATTGTAGGAAAAAGAAGAGGAGGTCTTATAAAAGCAGTTGGCTCTAGTCAAGGTAATTCAAATATAGATCAAATAACTATTGATAATGTTGACGATACAAATCAACCTGATATTAGTGATTCGCCTACTATTAGCTGTTTATTAAGTAACGGAAAGGTAGAAACTAGAACTATATCTAGTTATTCAAATAATCAAACTGTTGTAAATGTTTCTAGTTTTGCTGGTAGTACAAATCATTTTACATCTGAACCTGTTGTAAATAGCCCATATATTTTTGAATCAGGTGAGTTTCCTGTTACAACTTGGAGAGTTACAAATATAAAAGAAACAAATAAAAAAACTTATGTAATTACTGCTTTAAAGCACAATCAAAACAAATATGCAGCAGTAGAGGATAATATACCATTGCCTATAAAAGCTACAAATACACTTATTGAAATAAAAAAACCTCCAAAATCTGTTGATGTTGAGGAAGTAATAGAAGTAATTAATAACAGAGCAGTGCCAAGAATATTTATTGATTGGGAACCAGTTGAAGGTGCTTCGGGTTATATATTGCAATACAGAAGAGATGGAGATGCTTTTAAACGTGTAAATACACAAGAAACAACATTTGATATAGTGCTTACTGAAGCTGAAGCAGGTACTTTTGATGTAATAATTAATACTGTAAATGCTTTAGGTGATATATCGCTTACAGCATTAGAACGATCTATTGATCTTAAAGGGAACAGTGAATTACCTGAAAATCCTACAGGTTTAGAGATAGAACCTATTAATAATTATCAAGTAAGGCTTAGTTGGGATAAAGCTATAGCATTAGATGTAATTCATGGTGGTAAATGTATAATAAGACATACCTCAGCAACAATAAATAATGCAAAATTTAGTGATTCTACAGAATTAGATTCACAAAACGGTAATACAACAGACGTTATTGTACCTGCATTGGCTGGTACATATTCAATGAAATTTGAAGATTTGGGAGGTTTATTATCAGCTACCGAAGCAAAAGTAGAGTTTGCATTGCCAGAAACAGAAGATGAAATTGTTATAAAACAACAAAGGGAGCAGACAGCCTTTAGTGGCAACATTAGCGGTACCGCACCTAATGAACATTTAGAGGTTGAGAGTGGAGCGTTGAAATTAAAAAATCCAGCTATAAGTTTAACTGGAACGTATGAGTTTGCTAATACTTTAAATTTAGGTGCTATTTATCAAAATTTAAGATTAAAAAGACATATAAAAAGTGAAGGATTTAAACTTAGTAATGATTTTGATTCAAACCCTAGTGTAGATGCGATTGATAATTTTGACGGTGAAGGTAGTGACCAATTAAAAGGCACCTTAAAAGTACAGACATCAAATGATAATTCTTCTTATTCAAGTTTTGTTAATTTAACAAATGGTTCGTTTGTTGGACAATTTTTTAAGTTTAAAAGTGAGCTTACATCTGTTGATGCAAATGAA